TTCTGTTGTTATTTAAAGTTAAATAAATAATATTCCAATATTCAATATTAATATTTTGTAATAAGTTTATATAATATTCTTTAATACGAAACATATTTATATCTTCAATACAAGTAAAATGTCTATCTATATTCATATTAGATGGAATATAGTTATTAATATTTACAAATTTAATAAAATTAACACATTCATTTAAATCTAAGTAACGAAGTATTGTTAAATTATTTAAACAATAATTTCCAATTTTATTAATTTCATCATAATTTTCATAAAAATAGTGAGGCATAGCAATAAAACCATTACTATCTAATATAGGAATGGTTTTTTTACATTCATAACTTACAATATTAAAGATATCAGCATCTTCTCCAAACTTTTCTTTGAAACTATCAATTAAATCGGGTATTTCATATATTTTAGGTAAAGTTGCTGATGACAAAACAACATTAGGTATAATATTATCTTTCCAATTTTTATGAATAGTTAAATGAAGGGGATGATTTTTGTAATCCATAAAAATAGTAGGTTCATCAAAATAAGAAATAATACTATCTTTATCAAAATGAGAAACCATATAATACATAGCAGGTAAATAAGAATATACATCACATATTATAATTTCAACTTTTTCACCAAAACTATTATCAATTTTTTGTATTCCACCTGATTTTTTATTAACAGAGTATTCTTTTGCTGAAAAATAATGTAACTTAATATCTTCTGAACTATTACAACCAAAAGCAAAAGCTATTTTTTTTTTAATCGATATCGCAGCTTTAGCAAGTGCTAAACCAATATGTCGTGCTGCACAAACATAAATTATTTTATGTTTTTGTGATAATCCCAAAGGAGTTAATGTTTTTCCTGTCCCAGTAGGAGCAATATATAATATTAATTTTGGTTTATTATATTTTACAAATGTAAATATTTTTTTTTGATGGTCATATAAAGAAATATCTGAATATTTAATAAGATTAATATTTTTTTCAATATATTCAGGACTATTAAATATCAATTGAGTTATATTAATATTTTCTTTAAAATATGATATTAATGAAATAATAATATCTTTAACAATAGAGTTTATATTTTGAATACTACTGTTTTTATATATTTTATTAATTGTGAAATAATAATAAATCCATTTAATATTATTAGTTTTGTTTTTTTCAATCAGTAAACATTCAATAAAGTTTAATATAATAAATTCATAAATTATATTTTTTGAAGTTTCAAGACTTGAATTATTACTAATTCTAATATTATCTGATGATTTAATTTTTATATTTGTTTTTATTTTTTTTTGTAAAAAATCCAGATTATATTTTTTATAAAGTTCTTCAATTTTTTTTGAAAAATATATTTTATATAAGTATTCATCCATTTCTTTTGTATTTTTAACTATTTTTAAAAATGAAAATAGTGATGTTGTTTCATTATATAATATATTTATATCATCAAATCCCTTAACAATTAAATTAATAATTTTTAACTTATCATTTGATAAAGGTATTTCAATAGATTCCCATTCTTCTTTTGTTAACTTAGATTGATTAAAATTCATTTTTATTTTGTTTATATATTTAGTTACATTAAATACATTTAATTCATTTTTTTTTATTATTTAAAAAGATATTATAATTATTTTTTATAATGAGTTCAAATGAAACAAATGAAACAAATGAAACGAATGAAACGAATGAAACGAATGAAAATTTTATTGTAACTTGTCCAAACTGTTCTTTTTCAATAATTATTGAAAAAATAAATTGTTCAATATTTCGTCATGCTGTATTTATATCTAATGGAGAACAAGTACCACCTCATTTAAATAAAGAAGAATGCGAAAATTTAATTAAAAAAAATTTAATTTATGGTTGTTGTAAACCATTTCGTTTAATTAAAAATAACAATAAATATCAAGCAGTTGTTTGTGATTATATATAATTATGAAGTAAGATATTGTAACTTGTTTATAAAAATTTTATCAGGTTTAAAAATTAAAAAATCATTACATTTTGAAGTAGTTTGAAAAATTTCACTTCCATAAATATCTTGTAAAAGTAACCATTCAAACAAACCACCATAATATAAATAAATATTATAAAATCCTAATGTAATTAGTTGATTATATTTTAATATTATGTTATTATCATTACAATTTTTACCATAAACTATAATATTTATTTGTTTAATATTTTCATTATTTTTTAATAAATTATTTATAACTTCTTCTTCTTCATCATATGAAATTGTATTTTTTATTAAACAAAATTGTGTTTTATCATCTAATACATTTATAATTATATAATTATTTTTAATAGCATATAAAACATCATCAAAGTTTATTTTATTATTTACTTGTTTATTTCCCATTTTAACAATATATACATATTTGAAGTTTTTTTATGTATAAAAATTTTCAAAAAATATATCTTTTATGAAAATATATCTTTTATAAAATAAATTATATTCAAAAATCCAAATAAACATAATAAAAGTTTTGTTTCATAATTAAATAAATGTTTTGGAAATTTTTTAAATGGATAAAATAAATATATAAGTAAAAATCCCATCAAAAGATTAAAAAAATGTTCAAAATAATTTTTTATTTTACTTATTTTTTCAAGATAATTAGATAAAATCTTTGAACGACTTAAAACTATTTCTAATATTAAAAAAAATAAAAAAATATATTTTATTGTTAAAGTCATATGGACAAAAAAATCATATTCAAAAAAAAAATTTTCATTTTATTATATATACATATATAATAAAATTAAAATAAAAATTAATTAAAAGAAACAGTAATTTCAACATCTTCTTTTTTTATTGATTTTGTTGCTGACAAACTTAACTCTTGTCTTTTTTTTCGTGTTTTACTTTTTTCTGTATTTATTAAAAATCCTAATCCTTCTTTATCTTTATTCTTAGATGTTGAGTTTCTTAAGTTCATATCTTTTTCAATTTCATCATAGTTTGTTTCAATATAATCAACTATTTTATTTTTTATAGCCCATTGAAAAAAATTTAACTGTCCTAAAGTTGTTTCAACATATTTATTTTTATATGGAATATTTAAACGCTTACTTCTACAAAAAGCATCAAATCTTTTTTTACTAAATGCTTTTAATTTTAATTTATAATCAATATACACTTTAAATCTTAAATTTTCACCATTTTCATCTTGAATAATATAATTTGTATAATATTTTTTACTATAATTTGTAGAAAACCAATCTACTATTCTAAGAGATATTTTTGTTTCACCTGTAACAATACTTATTAATTTATTTAAAGCTTCATCATTTTTATAGTATTCAAGTAAATTATTTAATAATAAATTATTTTGTGTATTATAACTAACATTCATATTAATTAATACTTATTCATACTTATTTAAGTATTTTATAAAATTGTTTAATTAATCTTTTAATTCAATTTTAAAAAAAAATATATCTATATTTAATTGTGATAACAATTTTATTATTTTTATTATATTATTTTTATTATATTATTTTGATTTTTTATTATAGAATAAGAATATTATTTTATATTATTTTTAAATCTTCTTGATATTTTCGAATATATTGTAATATTTTCATATGTAACAACTAAATTAATCATTAAACTTTCCTTAACTTTATCATAATCCATAATTGTTGTTTGTCCTTTTTGTCCTGTAAATAAATTACATCTTGATAAATTATATAAATTATTATAATTAATTTCTATATCATATTCTTCTCCTTTTTCATTCCAACCCAATTCTTCATTAGTTAAAGATAATGATAATAAAGGACCGTGAACCCTTTCATTTTTTGAAACAAAATCAGCAACAGCTATAATTTTACCACTTAATGTTTGATTTTTAACTTTATTTTTAACGAACCATAACTTATCACCTTCTTTTACATTTTGTAAAAATGTTTTACATCTTGATTTTACAGCCCAAATACCTACATCGCTACTATTTTTAAAGTTTACTGAATCACCAACACGAATTATGTAATGTTTTGACATTTTGTAATATTTATTTTGTGATATTTATTTTATCTTTTATGTTATTTCATTTTTTTTTTATATATTTAATATAAAAAAATGAAATCATTTTTTATTCTTTTTTTTTAAAAAAAGAATTAATTTCTTTATAATTTCTTTATAATTTCTCTATAATTTGTTAATATAATATCAATAATAATGGCGGAATATATCAAGATTATCACATTTATCAAGTGCATCTTTAT